CTTTCGCTACTGCCTGACTAGAAAACAAAGGAATACCATACAACGTAGCAACTCTTGTTCCTCGGTTTGTACCGTCTTCACCTTGAACGCCGTTCAGAGTGATTTGGAACTGCTCTTCTTTCTTTAGAACACCCTGATACCTTACTTGGTCTTCGTAAAGTCCGAAGACCCTCCATTTGGTATCGTCACCTGTTAGGATTAGGTTCGTTTTTGCGCCGTTAGTAGATAGAGTCGCTAGAGTGTCTCTGATCTGACTGTCTGCTAGGTTACGATCCGTTCCAGAGTTATGATCAACTACCGCGTCAGACCAAGCATTAGCACTTCTGTCAATACCGTAGATGTCTTCGTCGCCAGCAGTCCAACTTTGAGCGCTTGCATGAGCCGCACTAGCAGTCACACGATCAATACTTTCAAAGTTATCACCAGCCAACGTATCACCGTCAACGAGTAGTTGTTCGTTGATTCTCTTCGCGTGTAGCGTAGCAAAATAGCTTCTTAAGAACTCTACATCACCGATAGCGTCATCTCCTTTCTTAACCTTACCCTCTTGAATAAACGAGTTCTCGAACACATGCGCAACCTGTTTAGTTGTTACTGTTATCTCCTGAATCACAGGCTTGATCGAATCAGGGATTGATCCATTCTCAGCTACTCCGCCACTTGCAGAGCTTCCAGCATCAGCAGTGATCGCCCTCCAACCGCTATGTTGCCAAGGATACTTAGGCAAGAGTCCGAAAGCGTTTGCCTCATCATTTAATTGGCTAAAAGCCATAGCACCAAAGACGACATTAAGATACCCAGTCGTACTTGTTAAGACTGGCGCGTCAGCTTTGGCGATTTGACCTGCTCCATAATAATGTCGGAACAAGTCTTGAATTGTTTTAAATTGGTGACCCATAGTACATCAACCTCCGTTTAATTTTATAATAGTCCTGGCACTGCCTTTCTGGCTGCCGCTTCAAAATCTCTAGATATTGGATGAATTTCATGCCAACTCTTTTTCACTCGTCCAAACGCAATATCAACAGCTAAATTACTCATCTCTTGCTGTTTTTTAGCGAGCTGAGAAAGCACAGAGTTTCCAAGGTGACCAACGCCAGGTCTCGGAGTACTAGCCATCTTCTTCACGCTAACAAGATCTTTTCTTAGCTTAGCAAGTTCTCTGGAAAGCTTTTGAACAGCCTCTGGTTCGCTTTCAACCACTTGTTTTTCGTTTGGCTTTTCAGGATCAGGACTATCAGGTTGCGGTGCATCGGACAATCCTTCAATATCCGAGGCGGCCTCTTCCTTAACTACAGGTGTAGCTTCTCCTAACTCCTCTTCTTTATGTTCTGCTTTCGCAGCATCTGCTTCTTCTTCTTCGTCTTGCTTTTTTTGTTCTTCTTCTTCTTCCCCAGCTTTTGCTTCGACAAGCCTAGCTCTTAGCTCTTCTTGTCCTTCGCGCATCTCGTCCATCTCTTTTTTGACGGTAGCAAAGCCTTCAGAAATCATTTTTTTTAACTCTTCAGTCATAATATCACCCTTTTCATTTGTTTCGTTTTCTTTTTCCTTAATTACACTTGCGGTTTTTTCTTTTGCCAAAGCACCAATTTTACTTTTAGAAAGTTGTGCTTGGCAAATCGCGTGTGCGCTTTCTTCTTTGGTACGACCCGTTTGAGGTTCGAAATTTGGGTCGGTCATAAGTGATTGGACGCACCTGTCAACCTCAGCAGGTTTATTAATCGCGTCCACACTCTCTTTTTGAATGTAATTTACGAATTCTTTCTTTGTCATTCCGGGTACGAAAACGCCATCTCTTCCTACGTCTGCTGCGCTTTTAGCCACTAAACTAACAGCTTCGTTAAGCGCGAGGGGGTTGGCTGGTTTAAACACGCTTGCCGTTTCGTATTGTCTGAACCCTTCTTTGACTGTAAATCCTTTGCCTGTTTCTTGATCCATCTCAAAGCGGTCAAGGTGAGGAGGGTTAAAACCGCCAACGCTACTACCTGTTCTTTCTCCTTCTTGAGTTTCCTTCCAAACTTTGTCATCTAACTCATTATCTGAGAATATTTCATTAAGGTGTAGCACCCCGGTTTCTCCGGCTTTGGGGTGTTGCATTACTTTGTAAGCCCTAGTCTTTCCAACTATAGCGTTAGTGTGATTGTCACTTATTGGGCCGCCTCGACGTAATAAGGTATCTTGGTCATCAATAATATCTTGTATAGGTATTTTCTCGTTGTCTCTGTCTATTACGTCTACGGAAGCCCAGGAAATGTAAAGTCGATCATCCGCGTTTTCTACTGCTCTTTTAATTTCTTCAAGGTCGTTAGAGGTTGTGAAGATCTTTTCAACAGTTTCACTACTCATGCCTCCTTTTTCACTGCTCTTTTTAACAACAAACATTTTCATACTTTAAACTCTTGTCTGGCTTTTGATATTGCTGGGCCTAGGAAAGGATCAGGACTAATACCGCGTCTCTTAAGAGAGTTGGCAATATTCTTACTTGACGCAGCAACTTGTGCAGGAGTGCCTTTATTCTTTAAAACCTTTCTACGAACCCACTTCTCCAAGTCTTGAGGAATAACATTCTCTGTAGTACTACCAAACTCTATACTGTCTGCGTAAGGAGCAGAATAAATTATCTTCTTAGCAAGCTTTTGCCTTATCACGTTACCGCTTCTCAAAAGAGCGCCTGTATCCGTCGTGATAACATTCCTCGTCTTTCCGCTTTTGAAAGTCTTATCGTGCGGTTCGGTTAGGTTTTCTTGAGAAAGTTGAAACACTCGATCAACAAAATCATTCATGACTCTATCAAGTTCATCAACGACAACATCTTCAGGTCGAGCCATACACTAATAGGTAGAAGGAGGTTCTTAATAACACTTACGGGAAGAACGCCTTGGTGTTACGAAGTCATAACAACCGGGTGGGCTAGTAAGAAAAGCAAGGCCATCCCTTTTTTTTTATAGAAAGAGCCACGATGGAAAATCCTAACCTAAAAAAAGAACAGCTACTTCACCTCACAACACCAAGACAAAAACCTATTACGCAGACCTAGTTAATAACACTTACGCATTCACTACACGAACGTACGTATGACGAGAACTATAATGGCTCATAGGAGCGTTTTTATCGACGGTCCAATCAGGGAAATCCTTCGCACTCTCCTCAGTTAATATAAGTACGTAGTCATCCCAGCTCACTCCACCTTTAGTGCGACTTTTTATTCTTTTACTTGTATCTGTGGTTCGGTTATCATTAGGACCAATATGCTTGAATTTAAAAGTATCAAACCGAGGATCTTTACCATAACTAATTCTTCTTGCCGCGCTTGAAACCTTACCACTCTCTGTTCTGGCGATTGTTTCAGCTTGACTGTCTGCCACTCCTAAAGCTTCTTTTAACTCTTCGGTAATCTTAGAAAGGCTTAATCCGTTTGGTGTTTCGTATGCTCGTCTTAAAACCTCTTGAGCTTTACTAGTGAGGTCATCTCTTACTCCTGCGAAGCTATCGCTTAAAACCTTTTGTTCTCTAAGTGCTTGTAGGGCGTTTTCGTCTACATCCCCGAACCCAAATTGTACTCCTAAGTCGTTTTCTGCTTGGCTGATTCCTCTCTTGTAGGCTTTTCTGAAGAACCCTTCGCTGGCTGTTTTGAGATTGTCGTCTAAGTCTTTGCGTAATTTATCTATCATGTTTTGCATTTGTTCTTCTGTTGGTTTCTTTTTGAACGTTTTTATGAACTTACCAATCTCCCTTTGTAGTATTTTGGATAGTTCTGTAAAAGGAGCACGTCTCTTATTAACGACTAAGGTAAAATCTCCAGGAATATAACCCTCAACGATTTTACTATCCTTACTAAGTTGTGTCTTTGCAAACTGAAGAATAGCATTTGGATTATAAACATTATACGCCCCATCAGGAGCTTTACTCACCAAGTTAACAATCATCGACTTATTAGCAGCCGAGTACATCTTCTTGAGACTTTTACGAATGTCAACTCTTCCTAGGTTAAACGTCCCACTTGCTACTACGTAATCGTAACTTCCTTCTATATCATCAACACTAGCAACTACCGCGTTCAACCCTTTCTGTATTGCTCTTGCCACATAACTAGGCTCAATGTCCAATCCAGAATAGTTCGGACACTTTCCTTTACTAACCAAGAAAGCAGCAAAGTGACCAGTACCACACCCGACGTCTAACACATCAGGCGAATCATCCAAGATAGCCTTAGCGATTACCTCAAACCGAACCACTTGACTATTCTTATCCTTCCAAAGAACCCCTTGTGGAGAGTCTCCATGTTTAGAATACGCATTCAAATAATGGGATTTATAAACCCTTGACTCGTTTTTTTTTACAGTTCCCACTGGGTTAACAGGCGAACCACTACCCCCTCCTGAGCCTGCAAAACTATCCTCCCCACCAAACTCTCCAAAACCACTTACCGGCTCAGACAACTCACCGCTTAAAATCTTAACCTCATCACTATCAGCCACGTAACTAACCTCTAAACCAAGACTAACTGCCTTAGCACCGTTATCTAAAGCCAGCGATTGCCTTTGAAGTTTGGCTTGTTCGTCTTGTTCTTCGCTAGGCCTGAGTTTAAGAACCCATCCTTTGACATCCATAGCTTCTAAGACTTTGGGAAGGAAATAATCATTATACAAACTCTGACCGTACTCGACAGCACGATTAGTAACGGTTACTTGCATACCTTCGTTATTTAACCCGCCACCCTGG